CCATCGCCTATAACCGTGCGTATACGGTTTAAAATATCGCTGTCCCCGCAGTAATATTTCTGCCCTGTTATCATCAAATCTCTTTCGGGTGATGATAACCAGTTTGTTATCTCCAGCCTGATAATATCTTCCATGGACATTGCTGTCATAGCGCCACGTTTGATTCTTCGTATCAATTCTTCCATTATCGTCATGTTCTCACCTCCTATTAATCAAAGGATATGGCAGGCCCTTTTATTTCGCTTTCAAGGCTATACCTAATGGCGTCAATGCTGTGATTGTTCTTATCCGGGTATTCAGCCTTAAAATTGCCGTTGTTGTCTTTCTCGAGCTCATAATTTAGAAATTCTCTTAATGTATTAGGGCATCTTTCTGAATCAATTATTATCTCTTCCAAATCTTGAAGAAACTTTATCCCATATTCTACACTATCAGGTCCCTTTTTAGCTCCTCTGATGTTTATGCCATAACTCTTGAGCTCAGCTATAGACTTAGGTTCAGCACTATCAGCTATTATAACGTTATTGCTGATATTTTCTCGTTTTATTGCCTCTGCTAATTTACGATTGCTCATTCCAACCTTTTGAATCTCATAGAATATATAAAGACGCCTTCTTGTTTTGTCAAAATGGCTGACGGCATAATGCACCGGGTCTACTGCATAGCCAAAATCAAGGCCCCTTTTAATCCTGTCGAATGATTTTATTTCATCATCGCTTATCCTTCGCGCGGTTACATTCGTAAATATTTCCCCGCCAGTACCGGTTATTTCGCCAAGATATTCATGTCTATATGCTTTCTCGTTCACCTTTTTAAGATGTTCAGCCTCAATAAAAAACTGTTCCCCTAGCCACGGCTTAGGAACAGCCAAATAAGTGCTATGATGCACTTTCCTATCTGGCCTATAAATTGATACCTCTTCATTTACCCAGCTTCGTACTGAATTAGGCGGGTTGTAAGTGTAAAATACAGTGAATTGTTCGCCGCCGCGCATGAGAGTCTGATTTATCGTCCGTATTTCTTCTATACCGTTAAATTCGTCAACCTCTTCATACCATATATACTTAAAATACCCTTTTCTAAGCTTTGTCGATTTTATCTTTTTTGGCTTATCAGCTCCACGGAATATTATCTTTTGGCCTGTGGGTATACAGATTAGCTCCAGCGGATTTAGCTTGATATCCCAATAATTGCTCACGCCTAAAATATCAATAGCCCATATCAGTTGCTCAAAAACGCTTTCTTTCAAATATAGGCCAACTTTGCGCAATGCAATGCCATTAGCCTGTGGGTCTTTCATTATGCCAAGTATTATTTCTATACTTGCAAACGATGATTTTGTACTGCCTCTTCCGCCTTTAAGCCAATAGTGTGTATAACGATTATACTTTATATCACTATGGGCATCATAGAATGAAGGTGCTATAATCCTGCTAAGTTTAACTGTCGGCATCATCGGCATCATCTTCTATGTCATCTACTATTTGAACGCCTAAGTTGCCATCAACATTTACCTTCTTCCCCCATCTATCTGGGTATCGACGTTCAAGATACCAAGCAGCAGCCTGCCATTGTTCTTCAGACGCTTCCAGTATTGTCTGTACACGTTTTGCTTCTGCTACTGCTTCGGCTTTTTTTATAGCCTCCGACAATTTCGCATACGGCTTTTTCCCGGCTTTACCCTTCTGCATCCAATCATAATAAGTTGTTTCAGATATACCAACTATATCACAAGCAGTTTTTACGTAGTTACCGCTAGCAATAATGCCAGCTATTTTATCTATCATTTCATCATTCAATTTAAGCCTCCTGCCTGCCATATAATCACCTCGTTTCTTCGCAAAACAAAAACGGCGATTAACATAACCACCGTTTTTGTTTTGTGTTTCATTATAAACACATTTTCAGATCTTTTTTTATATAATATTCTTTTTTGTATCGTTCCAGCCGGTTGATGATTTCATTGCCAAACTGTTTCCAGTTTATATGTTTGTCAGTAGCAAAATTGCTGATTTTGCCTACCTTGTATAAGTCTACATATTCATAAGTTGCATCTAGAAGTTTGTAGACTTCTTCATCATTCATTACAGGCTCAAAGCTTACCCATGTTTTTATACCAGCCTTTTTTGCATCTTTGATAGCCTGTATGCGGTCATTTGGCAGTGCAGCATAAGGTTCATATTTCAAGCTTTTTTGTTCATCCATAAAAGTTAGCGTTGTGGCGAATGCATCATTAGGCTTATATAAGTCGAAATCTCTTTCAGCCTTTGTTCCGGCTTTTGTAAGTATCTGAAACGTAATTCCATATTCATAAAATAGCTGTAATGCCTGCCTTGTCAATTTCAGTTTATCGTCTAGCTTTTGGTATGGGTCGCATGTAAAGCATAGCAATACCGGGGTATTATCTCCTTGCATATCTTTACAATCAAGAGCTAACTTCTTGATTATGTCTTTTCTGTCAGTCTGGCTTGTATAAAACATTTGCCTGTCTGTCCTTGTGCAATCCGGAGCGAAACAGTATTTACATCCGTGATTGCATCCTTTGTACAGATTGACCGCCAAAGGTGAATATTCTCTAGCCCTTCCTGCCGGTTCATAAATAACTCTCATTTTGTGTTCCTCCATGCTTTTTTCTTTTATTATATCATTTTACCAGCAGAAAGTCAACTCATTTTATAAAAATTTTATATTCTATTTGCTTTTACCATTTTTAGCATCCAGTAATATACCGTTCTTTTGCTGTTCGTAAAATACACAGCTTTCTCTGTTTCCCAGCCATATCTTTTTTTTATGTCTTTTAGCATCGTCGCAAATATGTCGACATAAAACCTATTGATACCGGGTATATTCATGCCCATCGGTATTCCTTCAGTAGCCGATACAAACTTAGTAACGTTGCCAACAAGTTTCTGATGATATACAAGCCCATCAGTAATATAAAATATCAACTCGTCTTGGACCGCATCTCTAAGTATGAGATAAAATAACGGCCACGGGCAACCGTAATCATCTAAATCAAATACGTTGTACTTCGATATATCATTGTTTTTTATAAAATCTATATTATCACAAAGTGTGCATATAGTATCATCGTGTATTTTTTCCTTGTCCACGCCATGATAATATGCCACATTACCTTTATATGCAAGCTTATACATTTCTCCGTTTCCGCAAAATAAATCCAATACTCTTGCATTATGCGGCAGAAACTTCTTCCTTAGCGCTGCTTTAGCATATTTGTTTGAATTATCAGTTTTTACGTTTTTATTGCTCATAGCTGCGCTCCACTTTTATTCCATTTCTCTCAAGCAGTTCTAATGTTTTTTCAACCAAGTTTTTGTTTGCGCCATCTGTTCGTATTACAGCCCATATAGGTTTATCTATCGCTTTTTTGACGTCAATTTCTTCAAGCAAATCATCTATATTAGCCGGCTCATATATTTGCGTCATAAGCTTTTCTAATTCATCGTTATCAAATCCAGTTAGCTCTATATCAATATTGCCGGTATCAAGTTCTTCAAGCAAGTCTTTAAGCTTTGTGTAATCCCAATCTCCTTGAATTTTGTTCAACGCTATATTCAACGCTTTCTCGTGCTCATCATCAAGATGAACTACCGAAACTTCAACTTCTTTATCGCCACGGTCAACAAGTATTTTAAGTCTCTGGTGGCCTCCAACCAAGTTCCCGGTAGTTTCGTTCCATACCAGCGGCTCAACCAAGTCAAATTCATCTATGCTACGTTTAAGTTTCTCATATTCACTATCCCCCGGCTTCAAGTCCTTCCTCGGATTGTACGGTGCCGGGTTTATATCATTTATCGGTATTTTTCTTATTTCCATCATCTTTCCTCTCTTCAAGGCATAATTATAGCCGCTCATGGATGTGAACCCATGGCGGCTAACAACATAGGAGGAACAGTTCTACAACTATAAACAGTATACCATAAAAAACGCTAAAAGTCATCCGCTTTTATCTATCTAATGTTTCATCCAAACAGCATTTTTTCAAGCTTGGTTAATGCCTTATTCTTCCGCTTGTATGCCGTCGTCCGCTCAATGCCCAGCTTTTCGCATATATCATAAATAGCATCCAGCCTTTCTCCATACCGGCTATTATAGAATGTTTTTAATATATACCTTTCATCTTCCGAAAGACGTTGCCAAGCCGGGCCAAACCACTTCATATACTCCATAGCGTCATCGTATCTCGTTTCAAGCACGCTAATTTTTTCTATGCTGTTTATGATGCTATCTTCTCCCGCTTTCGGATTATGAGCCTTCGGCAGCCCGTTTAAGTTAACTGATTTAAGGCTCGTCATGTCTTCGTATGCATCCTTTATATCGTTCTCCGTTCTATCAATTATGAACTGCATGTTATCATAATCTTTAATGGCCTCAATTGTACCCTTACGCTTATCAAGATATTTTATGAATATGTCCATGTCTTATTCATCCTTATTTTTGATAAGTTCAATAAACTCAATAACCGGCATAATAACTATCCAATTATCTTTATCTCCATCGCTTCTAAAAAATACATAGTTACTGTTCTTATCTTCATCAAGCCACTTTTGGATAGTAGCAAGCCCGTTTTTACGCCTTTTTACCTCTATGCGCTTACCGTTTACCATTGCCACGTCGCAACTGTACTTTTCGCTTTTAAGCGCTCCTGACAGAGGCACTCTTTCAGCCTCTATCCCGTATTTTGCAAGCAGCCTTACAACTTCATTTTCGCCTTCTCTGCCCTTAGCCTTGCTTCTCCTCCCGCGCCTACTGGCATCGCTTTGCTTTTGCATCTTCCTTTTTGCCTTCCTTTCCTCACGCTCGGCTATTTGGCGCTTGCATAGTATATGCGGATCATCCGGCCAATATAGGCTATAGTTATCACATATCCAGCACTTGCCCTGTATATATGATTTACAGTTTTCTCTTACTTCGCACTCTTTCATCTTGCACTACCTTTATGTATTATTCTTACATGCCTTGTCATTATATCAGTATAGCAAAAGCACTCTTTAACTCGCTTAAGCTGTACCAAAAAATGATATTCATATAGCTGTATCACTTTCCCGCGCATTGTCAAGCCCTTCTTGGCATATGCCGCGTTTGTCGTCAGCCACTGTGGCTTAAACTCTATCACCATTCCGGGCTTAATCATCGCTTTTGCTGTTTCGAGTGTCATTTTTCTTCATCCTCCTCAACCTTTTTTAATGGACAGTCCGTGTTTCTCCCCACGCTTGGCGTATATACTGGCATACTATGGTTCCAAGAAGACAAGATATAACAAATACCAGTAATAACATACAACGGACATTGTATACAACTCTCTGGCATGTCTAGTTCCAATATTGCTTTAGACATTTTGTTTCTCCTCGCTTTCCACCATGTTATAAGGGTTAAAATAACATTCCGTACAAGGCCATTCAAACCAGCCTTTTACATTAACTCTGCCTCGTATACACTTATTGGTATCACAATATTCCAAAAAATGTTCCGCTGCTTTTTTATCGTGTTCCTGTAATTCTGTTGACCCTTCCATTTTTATGTTATACATGTGCTTTGTTCCCCAGCGGCTTATGGGTGTTAATACTGTTTTCATTTTTCCGCAACACTTGCGAACTCCACACATTTCAGCATCATGCCGCCCACATACCTTCGCCGCATGTTGCACATGTGCTTGCATGTATAACATATGTCATCATCTACTGACGGAGCCTCTGCCCTATCCTCCAACTCTTTCCTCAAATCCCGAATAGCACCTTCGACCTCTATCTGCGCTTCGCTATCCGGCATGAACACTACGGCGCTTTGCAAGTGTATTAATGCCTCTTTCACATTATCCATCTTATATCCTCCTGTAATTTTATAGGTGCTGCGTTTAAGCAGCACCGCGCTATTTTGCCTTTTCCCATTTACTTATTTCTCTCTTAATATCATTAAGAGAGTTTTGGTCTACGCCTTTGTTCTCGTTATATTCTAACATCTGCTTTAATCTTAATAGCATTACATCAGGCGAATCATTGTATGCCCAGCATTTACGCCCGTCTTCCCACATGAATTCCGGGTTCATGATTACGTCGCATTTCTTGTCTTTCCGGATGTTAAGGCATCCGGTGCATTTATCTATAACATTTGACTTAGCCATTTTATTCCTCCCCCTTTACAGCAGCTTCTACTTCGCCACATATCTTCTCATAATCTGCTTTTGTTACGTCAGCGCTGTGCTCATAGCCGAACGCTGACAGTATTCCCTTTAATAGCTGCTCATTACCTTTAGCAATGGCAAACATGCGTTTGCGTTGCGCTTCTGATATAACATCAGATTTATTGCTATTAAGCTGACGCTGCGGCGGCTGTGGTTGATGTTGCGTGGGTTGCTCTGATATGCTATTTGCATCATCATCATCCTCGCTGCTTACTCCTAGCAAGGCTGATATAGCATACCTACGCCCATACGTTATTGCTGCCCCTATCTCCTGAGCAGTACCCTTACCGCCCATTGGGATAATGATTGGAGAAGATACCATAAATTGCCCGCTAGAATGGAATATATAGGTAGTAATGCTTACGTTTCCATCACTTACTACCGGCTCTTGTACTATCGATAGCCCATGTTTTGCTGCTATAGGCCTGAGTGCATTAAGCACCTCGCTTAAAGGTGCATACTTATTTTTTAAGAATGGATTTGTCGCCACGTTTGCCGGGTTCTTTACCTCGGATTGAAAGGCGGCTAAGGCAGCCGCCAGTTCATCGATTTTATCTGTGAATTTCATATTCATATTCCTCCCAATGCACGAAATCATCTTCGCCTATTTCGCTTTCGTGCTCTGTGATATAGGCATCTCTGCATTCTTTGCTACATGCTAGCGTATTAAATCCGCTAGCATAGAATTCGCACCCTTCATATATTTCTCCACCGCAATAGGCACATTCGCCTATTGCTCTTGCGTTTATCCAATCTCTCATTTATCGAACCTCCACCTCAAATTTAGGCTCCCTATCTATTACCCTTACTCCGTCGATAGTTTCTCCTGACTGTATGTCTATTGCCGAATCCCGATAGACTGCTATCAGTTCTTTTAATGCAGCCCAATCTACCGATTCTTTTATCCTGACAAGCCTAGGCTTATTAGCCTTTACCCATTCCAATAATGCTGCTTCATCGCGCTTAAATTCCGGCTGCTGTTGCTTTAGCCTTAACGTGCCTGATGGTAACTTATATATCTTCTGTGTTTTAGTAACTTTTACCTCATCTTCTGGCAGCGTATCAAAGTATTATCTAAGCTTTTCCTCAAAAAAGCTGCGCTGCTGTTCTTTCCATGCTCTTTCTTTATCCAACCATTGCTGTATTTGCGCTATCTTGTTTTGCGCTACCATCTCTTTCCTGCGGTACTCAGTCTCTAGCTTAGCTATTTTCTCAATAGCCCAATCGGCTGCGCTATCATCCTTTATAGCCCATCCCTCATGTAATTCGCCTAGTTCACTGTTTATTAATTCGCTCTCCAAGTCGTGTTCTTCAATCATTATAGCGTTCCTCCTTTAATAATGTTTTTACTTCGTCTATTGTCATTGCTAGCATTACCATCATCGGTAACACTAAGTACTCCCCGCCTATAGCGAAATATCCTCTTCCCATATATGCGCTATGTATCGCTATAGGCGTTAGCAAAAGCCCTGTTACAACATATGCCTTATGCTCCTTTATCCATCTAAGCATTTCCATTCCTCCTGTTTTTTATCTTTACTTTACTTATATATTATCATATCTATAATATAACGTCAAGCATTTTATTGCTACTATTTGTTACATTATTAGCCTTGCGGCGCATCTTTATTGCATATATGCTATCCAGCATCAAAGCGTTGTGTATCTTGTCAAACATACCGCTTTCTTGAAGTTCTGCAATCCTGCGTTCAATGTCTTTCTTGCTGCGGTGCAGCAACCATGCGATGTATGCCGGACTTGCATCGTCCTCGTTGACTAACATTACCAGCAACATATCAGTGGTCGGTGTGAATTCACGATGTATATCTCCACGTCCGCTGCGTATGTTTACTTTTACCTTTTGCCGCATGACTTGGATTGAAGTTTTGGTCCTGCCTAGTTTAGCTGATATTTCGTCGTCCTTATAGCCTTTATTTGTCATATCTATCAGCATTTGCACTTCATCAGCAGACCAGTTTTTATGATTGTTTACAGCTAACGTATTATGAGATTTCTTTATGTTTAGCCTTTCTCTCTTCTGGCACACTGCAGCGACAGAGCGTCCTATAGTCTTGCCTATTTCTTTATCAGTATACCCTTCTTTAGTCATTTTTATCAGCGTTGCAACGTCATCATCTGTCCATACGCTATCGCGGAGATACCTGTACCTGCCGGCAGGCATCTTTATATCCATTGTGTTTCTTTTTGAGCGCACCGATGATTCGGTGCGCCCCAATTTATCTGCAATCTCCTTGCTGTTATAGCCTTCATTGACCAGCCTGTATAGCTCCTGTTCTTCATCTATATACCAATTTTTACGTTTTTCGGTATGCTTACGCTTCATTGTCTGTCCTCCCCTTCCAAATCTTCTACCGTTACCTTTAATGCTCTGCCTTGCATTAGCTGTAACTGTACTATAGCGGCCATTTCTGATTGCGGGATATCCAGCTTTACCCTTGCTCCGTCACCGTTTCCGGATACGGTTATCGCCGACATAATCGGCGGCAGGCTTGCTATAAACTCTATCATGTTATCACCTCCTTTCATTAAACTCCCAAGCGCCATTATATCTTTTAGTGTTATGCTCTTTTATTGCTTTGGCCTGATCGTCGGTTAATTCCGATATTAATTTCATGTTAGAAAGCGGAAAATAGATTATACCGTTTTGCTTGAGTGGATAAGAGCATTTACCACTAACTTTTTTAGCTTCTAAACAAGCTATAAAATTCCCATAAACTTTTAGGTTGTCTGCATCTACAAAGAATAAAAATACATGTAGGTTATATTTATTCTGTATAAACTTATATTCATTATAATTTTTTATGTTTATTCCGGTATCAGGATAATATTGCCTTGCTTCTTTTGTTTTTACCTCGGCTATAAATATATCCTTCTTATCACGTGATACGCATAAGTTATCAAACGGATGTGCCCCGCCCGTAACAGGCCTATATATAACATAACCTATATTATATAAATAATCAAATACAATTTGTTCTCCTATATTGCCTTTTTTTACATTTATTCTTTCATTCCAATTATCAAAATCTTCCTGTATCATTACCATACTGTTCCCACCCTTCGCGTTGTTCTCTGCTAAAATAATCTAACTTGCGCCCAATACATAGTCCGTTAACCATCTCGTAAAATTCATCCGGCTTTCTGCTATGCTCTCTGAGTTTGCCGTAAATTACTGTAGATTGATTAGATAGGTTAATCATAGGGCTACCTTTAATCGCCATTATGCAAAACTCTGTTTGTGAGCGCAGCCATGAGCCTAAGCCTATTCTATCTTTTACCCATGTTAATATAGCTACATCTCTAAAACCCCACGTATCAACTATATCGAAAGCATAACGCATGAATTTATGCGTTGTCCATAGCCACAGCACACAATCATCAGCAGCAGGTAGTTTAATTGCTTTTATTTCATCTAAGCTCATCTCTGGATATGGATTAGCAGCACGCCTGCCGTATGGGTCGTATTTAGTACCGTATGGCCACGGAGGATCAACTACAATTACATCATATTTTTTATTTAACGGCTCATAATCAATTTCCTTAATTCTATCTTCCTGCTCCTTAAGTTCTTTGTTACGCTCGTTTATTTTAATTTCTTTTTCAACTTCTACTATCGTTTTTTCACCATCGATAATAGGTTTAATAAGTTCTGGTGCCTTATACTTTATTTCTATTATTTTTTCAACATCCTTTTTCGGTATATTCACTTTGCCTGTGAGTATAGCGTTCTTCGCCTCTTCGCCTACTTCGGCAGCTATTTTATCAACAGCGGCACTAAACTGTGCATCATTTTTAATTGTTCTATCGGTTACACCATATTGTTTGCCTATATCATCAGCAACATTACCCGAAGTGAAAAATTTTCCTTTCGGGTCTCTATTTTCGCCACGTTTTAATTTTCTGCTTTCGTATAACTTGCCTCTATAATAGCTTGCTTCCTGCGGTGTTAGGTTTCTGCGGCCTAGTTGGTTGGTTATAATCCATTCTTTTGCCGCTTCTTTATCCGGCAAGTTAACCTCAACGATCTTATACTCAATGCCATGTTCTTGCGCTATCTTATGCCTGTGGTGCCCGTCAAGCAATATTCCATTCCATATCACTAATGGCTCGCGTATGCCTTCGGCTAAAATGCTTTCTTCTAACTTCTTATATTCTTCATCGCTTAATGGGCGCATGTAGCTTTTAAATTCATCATCAATAATAAGCTCTTGCATT